TATTCGGCTCTTGCTTCAGGGTATGCGTACTCCCACATCGAGGAGTGCAACCTTTATTACGATAGGCGCTTAGAGCGCAATATCGTACCGAACCCCCTTGAACCTTACGTTCATGGGGTGCACAACTTGTACCTCAAGCAGGTACCAAGCTGTATGACCCTTCGAAAAGCCGGCGGACCGGTTTCGAAGGCAGTTGAACCCTTCCTCATGGAGGATGGATTCCTGTTTCCCTCCTTGGATAACCATGGGGAGAAAGATCCGTCTCCGATTGAGCATTGGCTCAGCGAAGACGACGACACCCTGAGTGAAGACTCAGAGGGTGACGACATACCCGGTGTTAGTGAAACTAACAACCGGGATATCTACGAGGACCCCTTTCGGGTCATCGCAGGTTATTGTTTCGCTTCACAGTATTGTGAAACGAAACCCGTTATAAACGTCTGGCCCGGTGGCTGCCACCGGATCCAGGGAAAGATCAGGTCCGATCTAATCGGATCTGATCGTAAGAATGTAACCTGGTTTACCCAGATACAGGACGATCGAGAAAAGATGCTTCTTATCTCGACACATACGCATTGGGGCCATAGGCTCCAGCGCGCTCGCTATTCAGCGAAGGGCGAAGATCCTCTAAGGAACTTCGCTACCACTCTCTTTCGAAGAATCTCATTCTTCTTAAGAGGAAGGCACGATCCTCTGTGGTCAGAGGACGAGACCAAAAGTTTCGCCGACTATACAGTCAGGCGAAATCGAACTTACAGGGCCCAAAGGTTCCTGGAAGTCTTAAAAACCGTGGACGGGATATTCCTCCAACGGTTTCTCTCATTTCCAGAAGAAGTCTGGAATTGGGAAAAGTTCGATCTATTTACCCTACAGGGTATATCGATCCTCCTCACCGACGAATTCTTCGACGGAGAGGTTTCTGACGAGTCCATGGAAGGACAAGTCACGCATTACGAGGACCTCAAGAGGGCTCGTAAGATGTTCAAGCAAGTTATACACTTGGATGAACCTAGTGGAGGAATCTCCACTATGAATGACGCACCTAGGTGGGTCAATTCTTTTCTTCGGCCTGTCTGGGACAGAGCCGTGAAATTTGATGGATTCTCAAGGTTATACCTTGCAGGAACCCTGTCCCAAACCAGAGGTTCTGGGACACCTCCTCCTCTTGTTGTGCTACGCAGCAAGAGGAAGTTTCTGATGTCGGTCTCTGAACCGCCACCAGAATTTACAGCCACGCAGTCTGCATTAGTTGCAGCTGCATTGGACGATGTGATCGGGGCTCTCCCCGATCATATCTTTACAGGTCTGGACACGAAAGCTCGTGTCACAGTTACCGGATCCGCCTGTTGGGAAGCCACCAGGAAGGAGGGCGGAACCGCCCAGGCCATATTAACTCTAATGAGTAAATATGACGAGATGCCCATTCCCGTACGGGATATGGACACCGGAACCGTGCTGGAATATGTCTCAAAAGAGAATTTCAGCAGTATCGGGACAGCCATATTTCATGCCTGTCTCGACGAAGTTCTCCACATGAATTTGGATGAACTACGTCAGGTGTCCTTGACTATGGTCAAGGAACCTGCTAAAGCACGCAGCGTCACAAAGGGCGTCGCGGCCTTGAAGATTGTATTAGATACAATCTCCAAGATATGCTCCTGGCCCCTTAAGAAGGGGTTCAAGAGCTCTGAATCCGGGATGGGTAAATCCCATCACGGATGGAATCTCTTCAAGGACTTTTCCTCAGAAGAGATGTATGACCTCCTATTCTCTGAAGACAGAGAAAGGAGAGTTGAAGACACTTTCAACGATCACGTTGATAGAGTCATACAGTGGCAGGACGTATGGTTCTGTTCCACTGACTATCAGGAGGCGACTGACCGCCTGATACACGCTCTCGCACGATTAATCGCGCGAAAGTGGATGCACAAGTGTGGTATACCACTCCTGTTGCAAGGAATCGTGATGGGAATATGTTTCCAACCACGAAAAGTATTCTTTACGGCCACAGGGCCATTAAGAAACATAGGTCACCTAGTGGAAGGTGACACGAGATACGTTACCCTGTACAGGGGCGTACTCATGGGGGATCCTTTAACTAAAGTGATCCTCCATTTCTCGAATATCGTTTCGAGACAACTCGGGATGACCATGTCATCCGGAGAAATTTTCCTTCGTTTCCGAAATGGATACGAGGCAAAAGAGGCCTTCGATACTGGGTATCGAAGGAACCTAGCCCCACAGTCATGAATATGACAGCGGGTGCAACGCAAGGCTCCTATTGGAG